AAAGAATTATCAACGTTCGTTTTTGTAAAAGTTGCCATTGAAGCAATTGCAAAAGAAAGTACGTATACTGCTTTTGGTTCACATTTTCAACAATATCGAAAAAATCTTAGTCGTACATTAACAGTTACTGAAATTGAATTAAAGTTAATTATGGATTTTTATGATGTAAAAGCATTAGAAATACTAGAAACGTATACTTTCCGAACACGTAAAGGACTGTTAGAAGATTATTTTGAAAAAATTGATCGACTAAAAGAGGATGAAGAAACAAAATTCTTTTATAAAATGTTACGGAACAAAATTTATGGAACGATTGGTAAACGTGAGTTGTCTACTCACGAAGCAAAAATATTTAAGTTTCCAATGTATAATCGTGCATTTTCTTCAATGGTAGCTGGCGTGTTTAGAGATAGAATCGCACGCTACGAACAAAAGTATGTAAATAGTGAATATGGACTTGTATTAATTAAAACAGACGGCTTGTATTTTAAAAAAGAAGTTCCTGAATTTGAAGCATTAAACAAAAAAGGGATTGTAAAGAAAAAAGTACATGTTATTACAGACCATGATGTGAAAAATTAAAAAAGAAATAAAAAGCGAAGCAGACAAGCTTTGCTTTTTTGATAGAAAGTGTGAAAAGAATGGAGAAAAATAAATATGAAACGGAAGAAGGTTATTTAAATGTGCCAATCATATGGGAAGAAGTGGAACAATTCGCTTTTTTAGTTGGCGCACGAAACGTAGGTAAAACTTATGGATTCTTAAATTTTTCAATCAAACGAGGATTAGATACTATTTTAGAATGTTTTGATTTTTCTACACTACAGGAATTTAAAAAATTACCTACTTTGATGGAAGCAGAATTTCAATTTTTATTTTTACGCCGATATATTACACAAGCTAAGTCTGCCAGTAGAAATTTAGTATTGGCTGATTTTTATCAACCATTTTTAGATAAGTTGCCTGAAGAAGTAAAAAAACAATATGAAGTATTTGTAGAATATCAGGGCTCTTCAGAAGAGCCTAGAGAAATACTATTAGTTTTTAGAAATAAGGAACTAAAAAAAGATAAAAAATGTATTAAATTAGGTTATCTTGGTGCGGTAAGTATGGCAGAAAAATTTAGAGGACCAGGTCTGCCAAAAGTAAAAGTAATATTATTGGATGAATTTCAATCGAAAAAAAATTGGGATTATTTACCAAATGAACCTGTAGAGCTAGAAGATATTTACGAATCCGTTGGACGTTTAAGATGTGGAACTG